GGTACTTCTGCATAACCATCATCATATACAGTAGTGTGGTTAGGGCTAGTTAGCTTGACCTCATTACAGTAAGAATAGGAGCATAGCGAGAGTAACAGTACCGCTAGCAATCCAACCTTGACGCTCTCTGACATCTTGTTTTGTTTCCAATATTATAGGTTCTGGTATTAACTCAGGGTTAGCTACCCACTTCTTAGCAGCTGCTGTACCTATCTCACCTAAGAACGGACAAGGAGTTCCTGCCATACCCATTGCATCATAGACCCTTCTGTCTTGACATAAAACTGATACTGCTGCTACCTTCATACCCATATCGTATAAAGTCTTAGAAATCTTTAATCGTTCACAGTTCTCATCTCGTACTGTCTCACCTGTAGACACACCTAAGATTTGTGTTTGTATTGCTCCACTGACCCCTGATGTACATATATCTGAAGAAGAACTACCAATAGAAGGACTAATGGCAGAGGGTGGTGGGGATATAACTACTGTTCTACCTTTTGATTTAACATCTGATTCAGAGTTAGTTGTAGTGCTTACTTCTGTAACTGCATTGGCTTCACTAGGTATCATTACACAAAGAAATAAACCTAAGAAGTATATAAAAATAATACCCCAAAAGATGTTATAGTTGTTATTCATCTAGTCATCCGTGCTGTCATAATATACAGTAATAATAGCGCCTTCAGCTCCAGCGGTGACAACATAGCTATCAGAATCAATTGTTGTATGTCCAAATTTTTCAAGGCTAGTTAATGAACCTAGACTACAAAACAAAAAGTGTCCGTTGTGTCCGCTAATAGTTCTTTCTTCGTTAGCCTCTAGTTGAATAACTTCTCCACTATAGTAAATATCATCTCTATTATTAAATAAACAATAGTACTTGGCTGTTTCAGAAGCACAAACTAATACACATTTACCGTGTCTTAAATGATCTGGGTTAGTTATAGTCATTCGCTCACCGATACCGTGAGTATTAATAAGTGTCATATCTTTTGCATATACACTAACACTCCCCTGCGTACTCCAGTTGACCGAAGATATTCTATCTGTGGGTATCTTAGAAGTAAAAGCATCTCCCTGAGTTAAATCACACTCATAAATTGTTAAGCCTTTTTCAGGGTCTTGATATACACTAGTAGAATTCCAAGACATTTTGTTTCTCCTTAATTAAATTAGTTTGCAGAAAATATTGACCACACTGCGCCAGCACCACCTAATTTACCAGCCGGTATAGACACAGAAAAAGTTTGACTGACTGTAGTAGACGTTATGTTATAACCTGCCGCTAGAGCAGTGTTAGCAGTAGAGGTAATATAATAGGCAGTTACACCACCAGGACTATTAGTGCTAAGACCTATTGCAGGTGTGAAATTTTGAGGGGCTGGTGAGTGTCCTCCCCAGAAACACACGCCGGGATTCGCTGCAGTAAGAGTAGCAGTCTTCGTGGCTCCTGATCCGGTTTGTGATGTTGTAGCTGACGCACCAGAATTAACTGTGTCAAAAGTAGCAACATAGTAGGTAACAGCAGTGCTCATTGAAACTGTTGCTGTTGTACCTGTAGGAACTTTAGCATATGCCTGCCAAGTGTTACCGGCGAACCCATTAGGACTTTGTGTGCCCGTATTTATAACTGTAGCGGTAACTCCACCAATAGTTCCTGAAGTTGGGGAAGTAGCATTTGTAGTAAACCCTGACAAATGTACCATACGAGTGCTTCGAGCTGTACCAATACTAATACTTGCACCATTTGTGCCGGTTCCATGAGTAGCAAGATTTAAAGCAATTGTATTAGCTGCTCCGTAAAAATCAGTAACAGAGATAACTCCAGATGTAGGTATACCTGCATTTCCCGTAGTATTTGGTACTAACCCACCACCCCTATAGTATTCGCTAAGACCTATGGGGTTAGTGCCCCCAAACTCTGTTTGAATGTCATTTAGTGTTAGTACTCCTGAACTAGGTAAAGCCATTTACATATACTCCTTTATACCGTACCAAATGCAGTTACATCATCTACGGTAACAAATGCGCCACTACTATTTAGTTTAGCTTTATTAACACCACTTACAGAAAAGAACAGTTCTCCTCCTGATTCACTAACAGACCAAGTAGAACCAATAGGAATTTTAGCTGAAGCATCTCGTTGTACAAACTGACTTGCACCGGTTCCAGAGCCATTAGTAGAAAGATCATCAAGTTCAGCACTATAAGCTTGAACTGTTGTTCCTATATCACCACCATCTAAAGCTGCTACCCAAGCACTACCCGTATACACCTCAAGTACATTACTATCTGTATTGTAGCGTATCATTCCTGCTACCGGCGTAGGTCTTTGAGCCACTGTTCCTTTAGGTAATGTTAAAGAACCTGTACCGCTAAATATTAAGTTGTTAGGAATCGAGGCTGTACCTGAATTAAAAGTAATTAGATCACCTGAAGCGTCTCCTAAAGTAATATTACCTGTAGCGCTTAATGAACTAAAAGCACCGGTACTTGGTGTTACATTACCAATAGGTCCTGGAGCTGCAAATCGAGCAGTAAATCCATTACCTGTAACATTACCCGAAACATTTAAAGCACCTGCATTAACAGTAGAAAAAGTAACTGTACCCGTATATCTTTCAACTAAAACAACATTTGTTCCATCTTGATAAACAGTCCTTGAATCGCCTGCATCTATCGCTACCCCAGTACCTGAAGTTGTTTTTACTGTAATAGTACTATTCGAAGCATTATCAATAATATAATTTTTACCTTCGCTAAGTGTAGGAACAACTAAGTTTCCTGTACCCCCACCAGAACCTGTTAATTTTAATCTTAGGTATCTTGCTGGTTGAGAAGCATTAGAAGAAGCGTTCCATGCCATTGTGTCTGTAACACCCCCACCAGAAACCGCCACATTTACGCTATTAGCAATAGGTTCTTGAAGGGCATACTGTAGATTATTATTAGTTACAGTTCCCCATGTACCTGACTCTTCGCCGGTTCCTATGAGTGCTATGCCTAAATTTGAGTATGTAGTCATTGTTTAATCTCTTGTTTTATTTTCTATTATACCTATGCGGCTATGACTTGCCAGTTGGGGTCTTGCGAAGTAGGAATAATACCCCAAACTAATGCACTAGTTAGTTCACCTGTACCACTAACGCCGGTTAAAGTAACATTAGCCTCCGCGTCAATAGATACAACCCCTAATCCTGTAGTCCCAGAAACTCCTGTTACAGATACACTAGCTTCTGCATCTACAGCTACACTATTAAGAAGCGCACTGGCTGATACTCCTGTTACGGCTACGTTAACACCTAAAGCGGCGCTACCTAAATCTGATATAGGTGCTTGTGCAAATGCAGTATTACCTAACACTATATTGTACCAAAGGCTGTTACATCACCAGCAACTGTTAAATTTCCGCTTGAATCTAGTTTTGCTTTATTAGTTCCGCTAACAGAGAAAAACAATACACCACCCGTTTCGGTAACAGTAAAAGTACTCCCAATAGCAATGGCTGAACCCGCAGGTCGAGCAACGTATTGGTTTACTCCGGTTCCTGTACCGTTAGTAGCTAACGGAGTAAGGTTTGCATTATAAGCTTGTACGTTTGTACCAATATCTGAAGACTGAAGTGCAGAGTCTGCTTTAACTCCTTGTGCTGCTGTTGCGTAATCTGAAGCTGCTGTTGTCGCTGCTGTACCTAGTCCAAGATTAGTTCTTGCAGCACCCGCATTCGCAGCTCCTGTGCCTCCGTTAGCAACGGCAATAGCCGTAGCATTCCAAGTTCCTGCCGTTAGTGTACCAACGCCTGTAATCCCTGTATATGAGCCTCCAAGTCGTCCTGCAGGTAACGTACCACTAGATATATTACTTGCGTCCGTAGTATCTGTTGTTGCGCTTGTAGCTAGTCCTGATACATCTGCGGCGGCTACCTGTTCCCAAGTGGGGGCAGCAGCGGCACTTCCGTTACCTTGTTCTTGCAGATATTTTTTAGTAGTTGTTGTGTTTCCTGAAAGTTTAGCTAAAACATCTGTCCCAGAAGAATAAATTATGTCTCCTGTTGTATAAGAGTTTATTCCTGTACCACCGTTTGTTGGGCCAACAACTCCTGTTAAAGAAATTACTTGTCCTGTTACATTAATTGGCGCGGTTCCAGTATAAACTGGCGTTGCAAAAAACTGAGCAAAAGTTATGTCTGTTGTACCAAAAGTAATAGTTCCCACAGTGTTACAAACAAAAGATTGACCAGCTCTAGTATTACCAGCAGTAATAAATACGTAAGAACCTTGCCCTAATTTATTTGGTGTATTTAATCCAAAACTATTTGCATCAGCAGACCGAGTTAATATCCAGTTTGTTGAAGCTGAACCTATACTAGTAACATCATAAATACCATTTTGAACAGCGCTACTTTGTTGTTGTACTAAAATTCTATCAGAAGCCACTGCTGCAACACCGTCTATTACTAACGCAGCTTGAGTACCATTATTAGTAAGAGTAGCGCCAACACCGGCTGACCCGTTTGCATACTGGGCATTTAAAGCTGCGGTTGTTTCTAGTCTTGCCGCCGGATGAATATCTAAACCTGCAGCAATAGAATTATCTACATACTGTTTAGTAGTTGCTTGTAAGCCGAGTGTAGGGTCTTGATTAAGTAAAACGGTGCTACCAAAAGTAGTTGCTCCAGGAAGAGAAATAGAATTATCGGCAGCTTCAAAAAGTGATTTAGACGCGGGGTAGGTAACAAAAACGTCTTTATCTCCAGCACCAAAATTTACAAGAGAGCCTGAGTTAGACGAAGTAAATACAGTATCTCTAGAGAGTGTAGTACCCGATGCAGTATATGTACCTAAACCCACTTCCCATTCAGTTACTCCTGACTCAGTATTAACAATACTATAATAAGTTGTGTCTCCATCACTCAAACCAGCAGTAAAAGATTGGAACCCACTAGGAGTAATTCCTAATGTTATAGTACCCGTTCCCGTGGTTGTAGATACTTGTTTTACTCTATCATTTAAAGTAAGAGCCATAATAAAATCCTGTTAAGCTATACGAACAATTGCATTTGCAGCATCAGCAGCTGGGAATATAACCGTGAAATCACCTGCTGTTGAAATCTTATCTCCACCAAAATCTAATACTGCTACTGCTTTACCTCCATCTGTACTGTTATAGACTAAAGCACCACAAGAAGTAAGTGTAGCATCGGTGAATGAAGCGTTGGGATTAAAGTCAGTAAACGCTGTAGTACCACTAGAGGTAGGAGTTACATTTGTTAAAGTAAACCCTCCAGCAGTATATCCTGTACCTACTACTTCATCTGCGCCCATCTGTGAGTAATTGGTTGTTGCTGCACCAAAAGTACCAACAATAGCTGCTGTGTTTCTAAATAGTGCAAGTTTAAATACGTCTGCACCGTTTGTAAAATTGTGTGTCCCAGTTAATAGTTCTACTTTGAACGAGGTACACATTGCTTGTGAGATTGCCATAATTAACTTCCTAGTCTAAATGTTTTTCGGGTTTAGTCGGTTTAGTAGGAGGCGTTATTACAACTTTTACTGTCCCTACTGATGTATTTAGTGTATCTGACATTATACCGTTCCTCTAGTGCCTTTAACAGGGATACGCGCTTGTCCACTTCTATACGCATCTCGTCTGTTTTTGCCTTCACCTAAATTCTGAATTAAGTCCATAGCTTCTTTATAACGATTATTATAGTTTGTAATAGTATCTGCGTCAGCTTTTAAGTAAGTAGCCGCCTCCAAAAGCGATCCATATAGAAGTGTACTATCAAAATTATCCCCAAGCCAGCTAGTACCAGCAATAACGATACTTTGAGGATAGTAGTAATAATGAAGTTCGCTATCGTAAGCAGCATCAGGTGTAGCTCCTAATATAAAAGTTGTATCATCAAACACCGCATAATATTCTGGTTTTTTATAAAAAGTATTATCTGTATCAGGAAACGACTCTCTAATAAAATTTACATCTTTGTTAAGAAGATAGGTGTAACTATTATCTGTGTCAATCACAGCTAAACTAAAAGTAGCTAACCAATCAGAAGGAACATTAAGATATTTGCTTCCCGCTGTCATAGTTCCCGTTACATTTTTACGTAAGTCAGGTATTTGAACTGAATTAAATATACGCTCCTCTGCCTGCTGTATAAATAAATTAATATCTGCAGTAGGGTATTCGTCTTCAGTATACGACTGAATCGCATCAACTAACTCTGTATAGTTCATTACTTATCCTTATGCCATCGGCCCACGAGCCATAGTACCTTTAGTAGCACAACCATTACCACGAGTCACTACACCAGTAGTTTTAATATTCTTTTCTGGATACCCTGCTGTATTAGGTACAGGTACATCTTGTGGTTGTGTAAAACCATCTACCATTTTAGGTTTTCTTTCTTCATTCTGTTTCATTATCTTCTCCTAAGTTGTAGTAACCGTTACGGTTCCTATTTGTCCTTCTGCTAATAAATAATTCTCTAGTCCTTTTAGTTGCAAAGGATTTGAAAGCCCTACAGGGTTCCACCCCCATTGTATATCTCTTGAGCTGTAAGGTCCCGCAATAACAAAACTCTTATCAGGTCTAGGATCTCGTATAGCCTGGGGATCAGTAACCGGATACATACCCTGTAAGTTCTGAGGTTGATCTGGGTTCCAACACTCAGGACATGCTAGTATCTGTGTTTTCGTAGTTCTTACAACTAAGCTTTTTAATTTTGTTAGCTTAAATTGAAACCCACAAACATCACAGTCTGCTATCGCATTCTTTTTACTAGCAAAAGCGTTGCTCATTAAACCATTCTACCTTTGGTTCTGCCGCGTACAGCTATGCCATCGCGTTTACATTTTGATGTAACCTTACCACCGGATTTCATGTAGCCCATTTTGTTACGAACTTTTGTAGGTAGCTTTTTTAGTCCAGGGTTAGTAGGTGCTTTTAGTGCTCCACCAGCTTTCTTTTTAATTGGTTCTTTTTTTAATTGTTTAAATTCAAACGTAGGTTTATTGTTAGCCCTTCTTTTTTCACTTTCTTTTTCAGCTTCTTTTATTTTTGATCTACCATAAAGTGCGCCACCAACACCAGCTGCACCAATTGCGCCAGCTCCTTTTGTTTTTAAAGCGACGTTTCTATCATAGTTTAAATCATCTTTTAAATTCTTTCTTGCTTCTTTTTGTGCTTTTTTTACTGCAGCGGAGCTTTCTTTTCTAGCTTTATTTTCAACTTTTTTTGTTATTTCTCCAAGCGACTTTGGTTTTACCTTAAATTTATCTTTTATTTTATTAATAGCTTTTTTTCCTGCTGGCGTTTTTGCAAGTTTATTTATAATTTTTGCTGCGGTTGCTATTGCCATTTTAATTCTCCTTATACGTATGATTGTCTAGGTGCTATAGAAAGTGTAGCTTTTTCTCTGTCTTCTGTAGAGGCAAGTAACCACTGCTCTTCATATTCTTGTTTTAAAAATTGTATCTTGGGTCCTGCTCCTGGAATCTTTAGTGATAGATAATAAGCAAGTCCAGCAACCATACAAGGTAGAAACCTAAAGGGTATATGCTGGGTATTAACGCCCGTGCCTGCATCGTCAATTCTTTTTAAAAACCAATAAACAAAAGTATAACTTCCGTCATTTGGGATAGGCCATAAAGTTATTTTAGGAACCGCTGCCTGTCTATCTATATAAACTTGTATAGGTCTGCCTGTGTCATTTTTACTAGGTATAGAAGCATAGGTGGGATTAGATATTCTAGATATAGTTATATCCGATTGAGTTGTTCCTGTCCCTGTTCTAATAACCTGACTAATAAGATCAATAGAGATCGGAAGAGAGTCGTGCAGGGAAAGGGAGTAGAGTACTGATGATGCAGTGATAAGA